GTATTTAATAGGTACAGGTAACTTCCCACGCTTGGCGATGTCAATGAATCGTTGTGTCCGCGTTTCTTCTAACGTTGATTTGTTTCCCAACCGAGCCGAAACCAAAGCCTGAACCCGAACATCAGGATGTGAAGCCAGTTCCTTAAAGCCTTCGTCGGTCTTAGCAAATGCCCATGCCTCCTTACCTGTTTTTAAAGATCTTTTGGTGGGTGGTTCAACCGCCAGGGACTTAAGAATCTCCGCAAACTTATCGTTGGACATGAGGGTATCTTTGTCAGCTAAGCACGCTTGGAGTAATGCTTCCTTACGTTCCTTGGTATCTTCTAGGTGTTGCTCTAGCAGGGGTAGGTTTAACTCTAGTACAGGTTCAGTAAACATCTTTAGGGTTAGGTCAATGACCTTTAATTCCTTAGATGGAAAGCCCTCAGCCAGTAGGCGATTGAATAGCGCCCAAGTTAAGTTCACATCGTTCTTACAGTATTCTCCGTACTGGGCTAAATCTGCTGGTGCAAAGTCTTTTCTGTATTTGCCTAGGGCATCCAATACTTCTGTACCCTTGCGACCCAAGTTATACCGCTCAACCAAAGCTGAAAGACTGCCACCTGCATCCACTCCATGAAGCGCCCGAGCCATACATAACGTATCAAATAACGCTTTAGGACGTATGCCAAAGTTCCAACTAAGAATAGCACCGTCAAAAGAGGTATTGTGAGCAAGCAGAGCAGAATTATCCCAGTCGTATGTATGGAGAAAATCGCTAATCTCTCCATGTGTTCCCGTAAACCATCTCGTTTCTTCGTCGGCTTGTCTAACGGCAACCCCAATGACTTCAAACCTATCATCACGGATATATTCCTCGGTAGTGAGCTTCGTGAGCGAAAAATCTTTAGCATAGTATGTCTCAAAGTCCAATGTAATTATGTTCATGTATCGCTATGTAAGTAGTTTTTTAATTTCCCAAATAGGGTTTCGTGTTGTGGTTTTCTTACTCTTATAGTAGGTTTTCTATTTACTTCTACTAATCCCTTATGATGTAGCAGTTCGTGCAGTTGTGTGTTTTGCGCCGCTTGTGCTCGTTGTAACTGTATTGTTGCGTGCGACGTATTAGAATATGCTCCTAGGGTCGTGCCACCCAAAGGCATAGCGTTCTGTTTTGTGTACCACGGCTTTCCCAAGCTAGTATCCTCCTCGGGTGCAAGCAGTTCAGTCATTACTCGTTCGGTAAAGTGTTGTTGCATTAACTCGTTGTAGGATTCGCTAAGTATTTTATTATCTTCCGCACTTAAATACTCTGTATAACCATGAATTAACCCAGCCCATTTAGTTCCATTTATAAACTCATCAGGGTTAGTCTTCATCCGTTCTAGTAGAATCTTTACACCTTCATTCATCACAGACCTCCTAGTGTTTCCTCTAGTTTGTAGAACTTAGCACCCTTCACAACATATTTAGTACGTCCATCTACCTTGCATTGATCTAGCTTTAGTAGCTTAGCCTTAACAAGTTTCTTAGTCAGTCGGGTATGTAATGTAGCAGGGGATGCAAAGTCGCAGGTTGCCATAATATCTTTAACCATTACGTTCTCTTCGCTATCTACTCGATACAAGATTGCAATATCAATAGCATCTAACCCAATACTGTTTAACTTACTAACTGCTTTACCTAGTGCACTAAACTTCATTCTGTATCTCCTTGTTGTTCATCACATCGCTCTACTAAAGCGGCATACCCACATATATCTACTAAGTTATCTCTATGCGTAGGGTCATTGGCAAACCTAGCTACCTTAACAAGCATCATCAAAGCGGCTACATCCTTGGCAGATATATCATCCCCTCCGACCTTAGCATTTAAGTAAGCGTTCCACATTACCGCAATAGTTTTAAGGTTCTTACTAGGATGTCCGTAAGTCTTTTCTCTATCGCCGTATATGATTGCATTAGCTTCTTTTAATACGTTCATATCACTCATTCCCCACCGCCTTGTTTACTTGCGTAGCTATCTCTAAAACATATTTAATATCGTTCGGGGTTAACTGTCCTAGCAACTGTATGATTTTCATCACGGCAATATCGTTATCTAGGGGTTGTGGTTTAACTAAAGATTCAATCATTTGCCACTCCAGTATCCAAGTGCATCTTTAATGTCCTGATCTCTTTGTCTTTTTGCTTTTCCAATCGACTGCAAAACATATAAGAAGCATATTAAGCCCCACACAAACCACCATCCCCATGTTGCGTCTCCATGATATAAAAAGAAAGCTGACAGTAACCCCATCATCTCATCAGTCATTTGGTTCATCCCTTTTCTCTTTGCATTGGCACCATGTAGGCGACCTGCCACACTTCTCACAATGCACTTTAACTTTTTTCTCGCCAAAGATACTATCGAACTGTTTATCAAACTTATCTAACCCTACACTAAAGGGTCTTGGCTTATCGCCGTTCCCTGTGTAACTCATTCGTTCTCATCCTCTTCTTGCACAAGAGTTTGATTGTGCGGGTTGGTCATCTGAAACATATTTTCCATGTTAGCCATGTATTCTTGTCGGGTAATGTTCATACTGTGTGCTAAAGATGTTGACATTACAGATACCGCATTGAGTGCATCTAATACACCACACCCTGCCGTGCTAAGTGCATGGTCTAACACCTCTACTAATTGGCGTACTTTTTCTTGTTGGTCTTGGTTCATTTTGATTCCTTTGTAGTTAATAAGTCAAATAAAATACCTGCTTTGGGTAACTCCGCATCTAGTAACACCTTGAACGCTTCGATACCCCCTTCATCCACTAGCACCGCAATACCACCACGATTCATAATCTCTGCTAGGTTCTTCTCTTGTAACGCCGTTGGTTTACCGCCATTTGCCTTGCACTCTATACCCAAGAACTTTCCCTTGTAACAAGCCACAATGTCAGGCACACCTGACTTACCAAAACCGCCAGTAGCAGGCATAAAGTAATAGGCATCGTGTTCTCCTAATATCTTTTTAACTTTGTCCTTGACCTTCTTCTCGGGTGTTGCCATGCTTAACAGCCAATAGGTTTAAAAGGACCATCTCTGTCAGTATCCCAACAGCATGAGCCACCCATTGGACTAGGTGCACACTTGATATAAGCGTATGAATTTAAAACTACTACGGCAAGGGCTACACCCACAAATAATTTCTTCATTGTAATTCTCCTGTTTGTTTGATTAAGGCACTACATTCTGCTTGTAACATCTTTACTTCTGCTTCCAACTGCTCGATTCGGTGTTGTTGTATGTGAAGCTGATCTCTAAGCATTTGCTCTTTATCTTCGTCATCATCCATCAACCACCCAAAAAACGGTATCGGTATCACTTTGTTCTCCTCTTGGGTTTAACTGCAACGATTCCTTCTTCTACTTCGGGTTCTTTATTGCGTGCTTCTAGCATTTGGTCTGCTATCTCATACGCACACTCGCCTAAAGCCTTTCCCCCTTTGACGTTAATAACTAACCCCAACATAGCAAACATTGCAAAGCAATCTCTTAAGTCATTCTCGTTCATACCAAATCCTTAGCATATTCATTCCATTGTTTAGGTGTTGCCTTGACGTAATACATCTTGTCGCCTACTCCAAGCCCTCGTTTCCACACACCAATACCATCTACCACAACACCTCGACCAGCTAACCTAAGCATAGCTATTTTGTCGGTAATAAAGTCAGGTAGCGTTCCATAAGCACAGACCAATTCTTTAGGGTCAAACAACCCACCACCCATGACATGAGTATCGGCAGTAATTACCGCATCGTTCTCTCTAAAGTAAACCCTAAGCGTAGCCAACCCCTCAGAGAACTCATCAAAGATCTTATCAATAGCCCTAGCAAATCCTTCAGGGTCTTTCAAAATGGTGCCTCCTCAAACTTGTATGGTGCTGGCTTGGCTTTGCGTATACACTTCATTGTCCATCCCTCCCGTTGTTGTATTAACTGTTTGGCTTCTTCTTGTCTCCCCACTATCCGCATGATTTCTCCATCTTCGTCACGAATAACGTAAGGCATATTTCTTCCTTGTTTTTAGGATGTATATAGTTATTGTATGGGTTTTAAAAGGGTTTGTCAAACAAGTATGAAGTAGGTGTTTTCCCCACTACGGTAGCCTATCTCGGGTAGTAGCTGATCCTTGTTAACAAGTTTAAGAAGTGCGATAGCGTTTCTGGTGCTTTCAGGTAGTGGGTCAAGTGCGCTGAATTCTTCGGGTTGTAGAGCATGACCGTCTTTGATATAGATAATCTTCTCACCCCTGTCAATGACTGTATGGAATCTAGCCTTTACCTCTAGCTTACGTCGGTATTCTTCATACGCTTCTATTCCTGCTGCCGCATTTTTGAAAGCATCAGTCTTAAACTGAACACCAAGAGATTTAAGGTGCTTAACTTCTTCGTAAACGGTCTCGGTTCCCATGTTAAAAGGCTTTGCCGTGCTACTATCTTCCCTTGCCCAACGTTCGTGTGCATTCTCGGCATTGCGTCTACCTTTATTCGAAATCTCATGCCACTCGAATGGTAGTAGGTTAGTCATCGCAATCTTCAATGCTTTCTTAAGATCTTTAGTGCGTTGTGATGAGTGCTCATTACCCCAATGACCAAACCTATCGTTTTGAATTTTGCGTGAGGTAATCTTATACTCGTTGTCGCTACGCTTACCATATGTCCACTCGACCACACCCACAGGGTCTACTTCATCAGCATTAAATCGAGTATCGTGAAAGCGTAACTGCCAATACTGCTCTCGGTGTGTGCTTTGAACTGCTGATACTGTCAGACAGTATGATAACTTAGCGTGTTTTAATTCCATCTCGTTTAAGAACTGAGCAACAGGCTCGCTTAGTTGTGTCTTATCTATGTTATTTAGTTGTAGCATCTTCGTTCTCCCTTATTCTTAACATTCCGTCTTCAATAGTTACTTTGGCACTACCCTCCGCAACGTGTTTAAAACCTAGCATCATGGCAACCATTGCTACACCTCTTGACCTAGCTTGGTGTTTAAACCACACCGCTAAGATAGTTGCACATACCGCCCATACCCATAAAAATAATTCACTCGGCTCCATTTATTCCTCCACCTTCTTTAGTTTAGTTAAGTCCATTCCTGTATCTACCCTACGGACTACATATCCCAAACTTTTTCTCTAGCTTCCTCCCATGTATCAGCTTCAACATGGACTAGGAAATACTCTTTCCTAATAACCCAACCTTTCCATTTCTTCATATACCCTCCTTAAAACATACTTAAAATGTCGTCTACTTTAGACTTGACCGATGAACGAATAGCCTCGGACTCCTTAACATCTGATGGTGTTACACCACTCAATGCCTTCTCTAACTTCTGACGGGCTTCTTCTAACTTAGGGTCGTTAGCCACATTGAGACTTGAAAGCAACCCACATAACTCGGAAGCGTTAGTGATAGTTGATGTATAGAAAATCTTTTTGTTGTCGTCAGTAAAGTCCAAGCGATCACTCATATGAGTAAGGGTCTTATGTAACCTGTCCCAAACATCTTTCATAGCGGAGTTAAGCTTGTCTTGGTAATATGTTTTGTATTGCTCTTCTAACTCATTCTTAGCTTGGGACTCAATGTCGATTCTAAAATCCCCTGCGTCAGGAACAGGACAGAACACATACTTAAAAGCAAACCTAGAACGCAAGCTGTCGGCTGTGGGATATTCCCCACGATCAAATAAATCACCGAGTATGAACGCAGAAGATGAAACCAGTTGCGGATACTCCTGCAAAAAGTCGTCCACCGCCTCGTTGTATTGCCGTTCAAAGTTGTTAAGCGTAGCCTTGTAATCAAAAAAGTTTTTCATAGGCAGTAAGCGTGAGCCACCATCTGACCAAGG